GGTCCATTGTTTTGCGCCGATCCTGACCGTTGCTTGTGCTGGGGTTCTGCCATTGGAACAATCGGTTTCTGGATCGAGCTCGACTTAAATTCAACAGCCGTCTCTGCCGTCGAACCTGCATTAACCGTGTCTTCGCCACTGTAAATGTAGTGACCCAGGCCCATGAGAGCCAGAGTCTTGGTTAGACAACGCATCTTGTTGTCTGAAATATCTCTCGCGTTAGGATTAATAATCGCTGCATTCTTGTAGTTCATTACTGGTAGCCACATGGACCGCTGGCATTTGCCAATCGTCACCGTGCAATGGACCGTCATGGTGCCATCGGCATGAGATTCGTTATCACTAAACTCAAAGGCCGCCATAGGATAATGCTCCATGAGCATCCCCCAAGCCCAGGCCCAGCTTAAATAGGTGAGACCCCCCTTTTTCTCCGTGTGTTCGTTGCAGTCCACCCTGTTAAGGGTGTTCCATATTTTTTCGTAGGTCAGATCCTCGCTGCTCACTTTTTTCTCCTTGCTATTAAAATGTTTGTGTAGCCTCTCGCACAATTATGTCGCCAATTTCTTTCACCGCGAGCTGCTCGAACAGGGCGAATGGCAACCGTGTAACAACACGTTGATTGCTAGAAACAACCACTTGACCGTCTACAAGCTGCATACCGATGTTGGCTTTTTTCATGCGCTCGTCGGCCCAAAGCCCAAGCATCTTTCGTTCAATTGCATCAACGCCGCCCTGGAACTCGACGGTAATAGATTGGTCTAAGTCAAAAATCGTCACTGTTCTTCTCCGTGTAATCTTTGTACTGACTGCAAAACGGCGCAACCTCGCACCAGTCTTCGCAGCGCACTCGTTTGCCCGGCCGGTGCTCAATGACGTGCTTGGCGCCCATGCCATTCAGCGGGTCTTCCGCCCAGGTCACCGCCTCTTCCATCGAGTCCAGCAGTCTGCTGGCGCGCTTGTGAGTCGCGGATTTCATCACCGCGAACTTCTCAGGGCGCTCCCACATCTCTTCAGATGTGCAAAGCGGAAGCTCCTCACCGATCAGGGCAGAGTAGGCCGCCTGCTGATGCAGGGCGATGCGTTCTTCGACGTAATCTTGAGTTTTCTCCCAGGTCCAAAGAGGCACGGGGATCTGCATGATGGGCGCATCAGGGTAGTCAGGCTTTCCCGCATCGGAGGACTTCCAGTCGCGGAGTATTGCCAGAACGTAAAGTTCTGATACTTTTATGCCTTTAGCTGATTGCAACAAGTATCGGTAGCTGTTGAGCTGCCTTTCCCATTCTGGCTTGACGCCGCCATTCGCGCTGTTCAGGATAACCCCGTATGCGCCAGTCATTTTGTAGTCAACCAGGATCGTCGTGCCGTCATCTTTGATGATTTGAAGGTCGATGGCCCCTGAAACTCGCATCCCGTTGGGATGGTCCCAAAAGATGCGCTCCTCGGTGATGGCATCATCCCCGACAGCGTTTTCCATTACATTGTGAAAGCCATTTCCCAGCGCGCTGAATAATTTTCCGCTGACGGGCACTTCTATCTCATGCGCGTGTTTTTTCTTCAGTTGGGCTATTCTTCCACTGTCGATAGAGCTTGAAACAGTCGTGTCTGAGTCTCCCGCATCATATGAATCGTGGATCAACGCCCGGTATATTGGCGGAAGCAGGCCCAGGTCGTTTTCAAACGGCACGCGACACCCTCCAGATTCTGAGATATGGCCCCTTGCCGTCAGAGTCCTTGGCGAGCTTAAATTTGATGTGGGGATATTTCTTGGTGTAGCGTTGAAGCCTTATGCGACAAGCATTGTACTTGCGCTCGAGCTCCCGGACGTTTTTAGCATCTACTCGGATGGACTCGTCCACCTTCATCTCGCTGAGAGGGAGCGGCCCGACCTCAACCCTGTCTTTCAGCCCAGGTGGTAGCGGTATCCCGCGTTCAATCTTCATGTTTCCTCCCTATCGTTTCCATGTTTCTTGACAATAAGTTGCTAGTATAGGGGTTCAGACGTTGCAAAGTAAAGAACAAAGAGAGCTGTCCTTTACTGTCTACGGACAGCCACACAGCAAAGCTAATAGCCGCAAGCTCGTTACGATTGGCGGCAAACCAAGGTTTATAAAGAGCGCCCCAGCAAGGCGCTATGTTACTGACTTTCAAGCACAATGCCCGAGATTGGAGGAGTTGCTTGAGGGTGATCTGGAAGTGGAAATAATTATTTTCTACGAGACTCGTCGGCCAGACCTGGACCCAAGTTTAATTCTCGACTGCATGGAGGGCTTCGTTTACAAAAACGATAGACAAGTCAAACGACAAATCCTATATTGGGCGCTCGACAAAAATAATTCCCGAGCAGAAATCCGCGTAAAACAGATAGAAATAAAAAACCCCCAACAACCGCCGAGGCTATCGTTGGGGGTTTTGGAGATCAGCGAGGAACTGACCGTGGGACCGGCGACCAAACCGGACACAAACAGATTATAGTTAAAATCGAACAAAAAATCACCAGCGAGGAGACCACAATGACCGATGAAGTAGAACTAGCAGTAATGAGTTGCTTACAAGACACACGCCTAATTTGCCCCGCTTGCTCCCCGAGTAGAAAAAAATCTAAAGAAAAAACACTGTCCATTACCTTGGACGGCGGCGATAAAATCTATTTCTGCCACCACTGCAATATCTCCGGCAAAATCTCAGAAAAACCCTATTCTCAGACGATCACAACTGACCCCCTGGACGAGTTCCTGACTGCACCGGGCCATGCAAACGTAATCGAGCTGCCCAGCGCGACCCATGACCGAGAGCTGAAAACATTCATGGAGTCGAGAAATATTTCTGAAAAGACCTATCGCCAGTACGGCGTGGTGACTGACATCCGCTGGTTCGGCAAGAAGCAGGGTGAGTCACTGGCCGTAGGCTTTGTGTATGGCGACTCAGAGGAACCCAGCGCGGTCAAATGGCGCTGCATAAAGGAGAAAGCCTTTACCCAATCTGGCGCAGCACAGACATTTTACGGGCTCGAGCACCTGCCAGAAGACATGGCTGATAAGCCCTTGGTCATATGCGAAGGCGAGATAGACGCGCTGAGCTTTGCCGAGGCCGGGATCCCTGCGGTCAGTGTGCCTAATGGCGCTCCCTCAAAATTTGTACGAAACGACGACGGCAACAAGTTCAACTACCTTTGGGAAGCTCGGGAACTGCTGGAAACATGCGGCAAGATAATTCTAGCAACCGACCATGATGGCCCAGGAGATATTCTCAAACAGGAGATAGGTCGAAGAGTCGGGTTGGGCAAATGCTGGCAGGTGGCGTTCTCGACCGAGCTGAAGGATGCCAACGCTGTGCTGTGTGCCGAAGGCCCGGAGAGATTGCGGGAGATAATCGAAGCAGCGACCCCAATGCCGTTGGCGGGCGTGTTCAGCGCAAACGATTATGAGGATGAGGTGTTTGAGCTGTACGAGGCTGGCGGTACAGGGAAAGGGCTAAGCACAGGCTTTGACTCTCTGGACGACCTGATCACGATCGCACCGGGCTTGTATGTCGTGACCGGAATGCCGGGACATGGTAAGTCCGCATGGATTGATGCGGTCATGGTGAATTGCGCGCGACTCCACGGTATGCGCTGGGCCATCTGCTCCATGGAAAACCCCGTCAAAATACACATATTGAAGCTCGCAGCTCTGTACACCGGCAAGCCTTTTTTTGAAGGACCGAAGGAGCGCATGAGCAAAGACGAGCTCAGAGATTCGACAACCTGGATAAACGATCATTTTGTTTTTCTGGAAAATAGAGATGGTGAGGTGGCTACCCTAAAAAGCATTTTAGATAGAACCGCCTCATCAATCCTTCGGCAAGGTACTCAAGGGCTCGTTATAGACCCGTATAATTTCCTAGAAAGCAAACACGAAAATGAGCACCTGGGCATTTCGGAAATGCTCAGTAGGACCATCCAATTCTCACAAGCACATAAATTATCAACTTTTTTCTGCGCTCACCCCACGAAACGTCCTTACGATGCTATTGAAAAGCCGCTCGATGGTAATTCCATATCCGGCTCTGCATCATGGCTGGCGAAGGCCGATGTTGGCGTCTCGCTGTTCAGGACCAGCGACCCTAATGACCACACCCCGGTTGTGAGTATCTGGAAGGCTCGCTTCCCCTGGATTGCCAAGCGGGGTGAGCAAATGTTGCAATACAATGTTGCGACCGGCGCCTTCAGCGATCTGCCGGAGGAAGATTTTAACTGGGACATGGATTAATCGAAATGAGCGAATTTGACAAACAAATTGGCGGCACCCACTACAAGGACATGCCCATCCAGCCGCTAGAATTTATCGAGCGAAACGGCCTGGGCTACGCCGTCGGGAATGTGATCAAGTATGTCTGTCGCTGGCGCAAAGATAGCGGCAGCGGGATCCAGGATTTGAAAAAAGCAAAGCATTATATCGACATGCTTATCGAGCTCGAGCTCGAGGATGACATCCTAGATCGCTTGGAAGTAATAGAGGTAGGGGATGTGACTGATAGCTCAGACCCTGGCTGGACTGATCGCCTGACTTGATGGAAGCATCTGAACCGATCCATATTATCAGCCTAGGTGCTGGAGTGCAGAGCAGCACTATGGCGTTGATGTTTGCCAAAGGCGAATTAAGTCCCATGCCTGACGGGGCCATTTTTGCCGACACAGGGGCAGAACCCAAGTATATTTATGACTGGCTGGATTGGCTGGAAACGCAACTACCCTTTCCCGTTTATAGAGTTATGCACAAAGAAGGATTGCATGAAAATATCACTGGAAACTTGAAAGCTGGAAAATTTATTAGCGTTCCATTTTTCACAGAAAGCATAAATGGTAAGGGGCTATTGCGCCGCCAATGCACGAGAGAGTTCAAACTCTGGCCTCTGACTAGGAAAATCAGGGAATTAGTTGGCCTCAAATATCGGCAGAAAGCACCGAAAAAAATACTGGCTGTCTCATACATAGGGATTTCATTGGACGAGAGTCTCCGCATGAAGCCTTCAAGGGAACACTGGATTAAGCATGAATGGCCTCTTGTCGATAAAGGTATGAGGAGGTGGGATTGTCTGGAATGGATGCAAAAGAATGGCTATCCAAAACCAGGACGGTCAGCTTGCACATTTTGTCCCTACCACTCTAACGCTGAATGGAGCGAACTAAAGAACAATCATCCTGAAGATTTCCAAAGTGCTGTTGAAATAGACGAAATGATACGGGGGGGGGTACGAGGGACTAAAGAAAAGCTCTATCTCCATAGGAGTCTCGTTCCTCTGACTAAGGCTGATTTTGCAACGGCAGAAGATCATGGACAGATGACAATGTTCAATAATGAATGTGAAGGGATGTGTGGAATATAAATACAGCCCTTATGAAAGAGAATTTGGGCGTAAGACGTACCTAAATGCTAGTTTTCCACATAGAGCAACTATTTAGGTCTCCTATGTGGAAAAGAAGAAGTCAACCCTTTTCCATTTTCTTTCACAGAATCAAGTGATCGGCTAGATGCGCCTCGTGGATCGCCTGACCGGACAAGGTGTAGACCTCCAGCTTCTCACTCTTCCCCTTAACCTCGATGCTGTCCACATGCTTTACTAGGTCAGGGACGACCTTGGCAGTGGCCTCTCCTATAAGAACATTGTGGACATACTTGCGGGTGCTGGATTCAAGCCTGGACGCCACATTCACCGCATCCCCGATAGCTGAGTAGTCGAAGCGTTTTGACCCGCCCATATTACCGATGACGCAAGGCCCACTATTCACGCCGATGCCCAGTCCCATCTCGGGCAACCCTTCTGCCTCTATCTCCTTATTGAGCTTTTCCAAGGCAACCATCATCCGCGCAGCACACATAACAGCTCGTTTTTCATGGTTTTCACAGTCCACAGGGGCATTCCAGAATGCCATCACACAGTCACCCATATATTTATCGATTGTGCCGTCCAGCGACAACACCACATCCGTCATTGCTGACAGCAAGCGATTGATTAAACTAACCAAACCCTCGGGATCATTGTTGTTTTTGTAATGCTCGGATATGGGGGTAAAGCCAACAATGTCGCTGAAAAGGAATGTACAATTTTTCCTCGTTCCGCCCAACACTAAAAGGCTTGGATCATCGACCAATTGTTGCACCAGCTTCGGACTGACATAGGTGCCGAACATGGCCCGGATCTGGAGTTTCTGGCGATACTCGGAAATCATCCGCTGTCCCACGCCAACCCCGCCAATGGTCAGACTCGACAACACAGGCCAAGCAGCATCCACCAACAGGCCAAACCGCCAATAGCCCCAGACGCTGGCAGAGGCCGTTAGCGCGCAGATAATAAGTACCCCTGCTTGGACACCCATAACCGGCAAACGGCTCACACCCAGGGCTGTACAAAGTCCTAGCAACAATATCCCCAGTATCTCGGCACCCAAGGCCCAATCCGGTCGAACGGGCGACGTTCCGGCCAGCAGGGTCTCGAAAAGGGTAGCTTGTATTTGGTGCGGGAATAGCTGGCCCCGCGGGGTAGGTACGAGCGGGGAGACCCCGGCAGCGGTGACGCCCACGAAAACGATAGTCCCAGCCAGGGGTTCCTGAGAAAAGCTCGTCACCCAGTCTACCCAGACCCTCCCAGCCGCATCGGTATTGATCGTGTTAAAACTCGGTATTCTGACCGCCTGTATGCCGCTCTCTGACGCTTTGACCTGATATGAGGGGTCTCCAGCCAGCCCCCTCAACACATCGAGGCCCAGGGCCGGGTACAAAGCCTCCCCAACTGCGACCACCATAGGCACCCTGCGGACCAGCCCATCGACCTCTGGCGCCGTATTGACTACCCCCGTGCCTGCGGCGGCCTCTTGCAGCAAAGACACATTCGGCAGAATTGCTGGGTAAGACAATGCACTTTCCTGTACCGGCCCCATTGTGGCGACGCCAATATCCCAGCCGTCCTGCCGGTCGGTATCCGTGGTAGCGACCGCCGATAGGAACGTGGGGATCTCAGCCATGCTGGCAGCAAACTCAGCATCACCGCCAAACCGATCCTCTTCAGGAAAAAGCACCGAGTACACCACTGCGGCGGCACCCGCATCGAGTAGCTGGCGATTAAGCGCCGCAAGCTGTTGCCGAGGCCAGGGCCACTGACCGCCTTGAGCCAGTGCGTCTTCATCGATGTTATAGAGGGAAATGTTCTGGCTTTCGACAGGTTCTTTGATCGTTAGCAGCGCATCAAAGTATTTCAGGCGCAGAGTTTCAACCGGAAATGGATCGAACACCCGCAGCAATAGCAGAGCCAGTAGGATTGGGAGCAGAATTTTCAATGACTACCACTTTGTTTTATGCGACCAGTATTTCGCGCTCATCTTGTCGCTACTTTGTCCATGTCGCGCATAATAAGATTTTTTTCTTGCTTTTTCTTTTTTCGTCTTGGGGTTTTTGCCAGCACCGCGTACACCCTGCTGACCAAACCGGATGGTCTTAATCTTGTCACCCTCTTTAGCAACAACAATGTGAGATTTTTTGGGATGATTGGGAGTGCGCTTTGGTTTGTTAAAACCAGCTACTCCGGCCCTGGCTAAACGCGGGTCTTTTTTACTCTTACGCTTTTTTTCTGGCATTTTTAGTCCTCTTGAATGACCTGTTCTTAGACTTGGAAACCACCCTCAGATTGCTGGCCTTTTTGTTTTTGGGGTTGCCATCTATATGATGAACATCTTTCCCATCTCCCTTTCTGACCTTCCCCTTCTTTTTCATCACAGCACGACTGGCATTGCGCTCTGTACGACGAGCTATTTGCCGTCCTGTGCCTTGATAATCGTACTCCTTCTGATAATTCCTTTTCTTTTTCTTTTTAGCCATCTGCGCCTCCTAGTCATATTGATTAACGGTAACCGTCTTATTACAGTTCGATGTGCAATCCAGGGTGACCGTGTAGCTTTTTGCGCTTACCCCTGTTTGGGTCGCGTTCACGATGTAGTTACCTTGCTCAACAGTAATATCTCCCGTATGTGCTCCATCCCCACTTTGCGTCAGATTAACCGTGCTGTTATCACTGGGATTGTTCTTAAATTCGATATCACCATCTTTGTTGCCGCTACCTGACTGCGTAATAGTTGCATCATTGTTATTGCAATTATTGCAAGACTTGATGTATGCGTTGTGGTCTCCGCTACCGCTTTGAGTTGCTGTCCAAGTGCTGTCGCTCCCGAAAGCATAGAACTTGGCATAGTGGTCACCAGTTCCAGATTGGGAGATCGTGTACACATTGTCATCGCCCGACATATAGATTTCGCCTTCCATGTCATCACCCGTTTGGGTGATCGTCATTTCGTTGTCGTCCTCATCGGCATCGATGTAGCCTATATTGTCGTTCCCGTCCTGGGTAATCGTGTATTCATTCCCGGTGTGATTGGTGTACTGAGAATAGGCTTTGGCAAGATTGCCTGTACCATCCTGGTCGATATCGAACGTCGCATTAGAGCAGGTGTGCGTTGAGAAGGTACCGTTACTTAATCCGCACCAAACTCGTGCTGTATTACTGCTCCCGATCTGGTCAATGTAAATACTGCTGTTAGATCCTTTAGTGTCGATCTCAATCGAATTATCTGCCGCCCAGCAAAACGAAACACTAAGGAGACTGCACAATAGTAATCGCATTCTCACCGCCTCCATTGATTGTGATATCCATTGCTTTGCCAGCGGTTAAAATAGATATGTTGTACGCGCCAGACTTGTCAAGTTCCAAATCGACCGTGTTCTCGACGCTCCGATAAAAGGTCAGTATCTCTCCCTCGACAAACGTATAGGTTTGGTTTTGTTGATCGAAACCAGCCAGCACACCTTCAATCTTCACCCCATCAAGCTCGGACACCTTCGCCTTTTCCGCCGCAGAAACCTCGATGATCTCCAGCAAGTCCGTCAGAAAATCCAC